ACCGCGCCAGCAACCCTGACCATCGGAGACGGTCTGTTCTCGACCCTCTACGCAGCAAACACCAAGTACATGGGCGTGACCGTGTACAGCGGTGCGGACTTCACCCCAGGCGAGTTCGTACGCGCTCCGAACGGCGCGGGCGAGACCTCGATCATCCAGTGGTACGGTTGCCACTGGCAGTCGCGTCGTGACAAGCACGGGGTCATCGGTGGCCTCAAGAACGACGTAACGAGCTAATTCGAACGCAGTGGGGATAGGCAATCCTGCCAAGTCCCCACTGCTACTCAAAAGTTAGGATAGTCCGCATAGTGCGGGCGAGTCTTAACGCAGGAGACATGCAAATGATTTTCCACTCTTTTCAGCGTGAAGATGACGACAGCGTATTCACTGTCGTAAAGAACGTGACGGCTTCGGCTCTCGCGGCAGGCGATGCGGTTGTTTGGGACATCGGTACCCCAGACGGCGTCCGCGTGACTGCGCCGGTTGCAGCAACCATCAGCCTCTTCAGGGGCGTCGTGGCTGAGGCAATCGCGGCATCTGGCTACGGCAAGGTCCAGGTCCACGGGTACTGCGCTGCGGCAAAGGTTCTCAATGACATCACGACTGCTCAGACGGCTGGCAACATCCTCTTGATCCAGACCAACGCTAACGCGCTGGGCGGGCCAAGCGGAAGCGTGGCAAGCGACGGTAAGAGCGGCTTCGTGTACGCACTGGAAGCCTACGCAACGGCTACGGCTGGAGCGGTCGCAACCATCAGCAAGAAGGTCATGATCAGGGCTCTGTAATCAGAAGTCCTGTGTGCAATCCCCTCAATGGCCCTTTTCAGGGTCGTTGGGGGGATTGTGCTTTATGGCTAGTTGCACCAGAACGTGTGCTATACTGGCACCCTCTGAAGGGGAGGATTCTTGAGCATTCAGATCCATTGTGCGACAACTAACACTTGCAATGGCAGGTGTGGATTTTGCCCATACATCTCTCCAGAAGCCATGGCCCTTCCCAAGGGCTTCATGTCAATGGACCTTTTCAGGAAGATTGCAGATGAGGCTGCCACCATCCCGCAGCTATCGTCCTGGGCCTTCTCAGCGCTTGGAGAGCCCCTTCTAGACAAGCACCTAGACGAGCGGGTTAAGTACGTCAAGACCATTCGGCCAGAGTGGGAAGTCGAGATGTACACCAACGGAGTCTTCCTGACCCCAGAGCGGTATGAGTCGCTCAAGGCGGCTGGGTTGGACTATCTTAGCGTTTCCCTGAATGCTGTTAGTCAAGAACAGCATGAGCGCATCATGGGGATCAAGGGTAAGTTCCAGACTGTCGTGGACAACCTAAACTACGCCATCAAGAGCGGTGGGGTGGACATCCAAGTCAAGGCCGTCTTGAACCATGACACGTTCACCAGGGACCACCAGATGGACTTCTACCTCACTTGGGGGATCAAGCACCATCCTCACATCAAAGAGGGCTATGGAAGGTGCGTGATCGAAAGGAACTGGGCTGGATCCAACAGGACCATTGAAGGTGCCAACGGACCAGACTTCAACCCTAACGAGTGTTGCTCGCGTGCGGTCGAGCAGCTTAGCATTCTATGGGACGGCATTGTCACGCCGTGCTGCTTCAGGCCATTGAAGACTGAGATCTTCGGAGACCTCAAGAAGCAGACAATCAAGGAGATCTACAATTCGGATGTCTATCTTAAATTTCGGGAGGCGCACATTGAAAACAGAGCCGCAGACTATGATTTCTGCGCAGGCTGCACCCGCGTCTAGGAAGGTGCTGCTGATCGGGTGCGGGACTCGCCGTACCTTGGACTTTGATGCGAATCGAGACCAGCCGTTTACGCTGACGACTCTTGATCTAGTGCCATCGCATAAGCCAGATATCGTGTGGGACTTGAATGTTTGCCCTTGGCCTATTGAGGACAACTCATACGACGAGATCCACGGGTATGAGATCCTTGAGCATCTTGGCGCACAGGGCCACGCCTACAGCTTCTTTGAGCAGTTCAAAGAGGTCTATCGAATCCTGAAGCCAGGCGGGATGTTCGTTGGGTCGTGCCCACGGTGGGACAGCATGTGGGCTTGGGGAGACCCGTCGCATGTTCGAATCATCAACGAGGGCACGCTACACTTCTTGGATGCGGTTGGGTATGATGACGTTGGCAAGACGGCACAGACCGACTTCCGCCATATCTGGAATGGCGACCTCAGCACGGGCGAGATCGCAAAGTCTGAGCATCAGATGTTCTTTAGGCTTCACGCTCATAAGCCGTCTAGGAGGCTAGATTGGGTAGCGCACTAGCTGGGCTCAGGGCCGCGATCTGTGTCCCAACCACTGGGCACATCGACCCTCTGTGCGAGAAGGATCTGCGAGTCGGGATGATGGTTGCTGCGAACCGTGGCCTATCGTGGACAGCAGACTGCTCTCCAGACCGACAAGGCTATGGACCTGGCAGGAATGCTGCGGCCCAGTCGATCTTTGAGGCGGGGTCTGACCTAGCCGATGGGATCATGTGGGTTGACTCAGACATAAGGCAGCAGCCATCCGACATCTTCAATCTGCTGCTAGCGGCGCGACAGTTCAATGCTGAGTTTGCTACTGGAGTCTATCATCAGCGCCAGCCACCGAACCGTCCCGTCTTTTACGAATGGAGAGAGAAGGATAAGAAGTTCAGCACGGCTTACTCCTACCCGAAGAATGTCTTCGCTCCAGTTGGTGGGTGTGGGTTTGGATTCGTATGGACCAGCCTAGAGTGCCTGCGGGAGATAGCCAGGAATGGAGAGTTCGACCCATTCTCTGGGTGGTTTGCGGACAAGCGAGACTTCGGAGGATTCGGTGAAGACCTCAACTTCTGCTATCTCGCGCTCAGGTCCAACGTGCAGTTGTACGCACACACGGGAGTGCAGGTGGGGCATAGCGGCGATCCGCTCATCATCACAGAGGACACGTACAAGGCGTCGAAAGAGAAGGTTGGCAATGTTGTCGTACAGCCACAAGAGGAGAGAGTAAAGTGGGGAAGATGATCAAGGACATTCCGTCTATCGCACATTACGTTGACGCACTGGATCAGCCGACGGCATTTGACTTCTACAGGTGCTTCGCGTGCGGATCCCTGTTCACTAGGGACGAGGAGCAGAAGGGCTTTCTGGAGGAGCGCGGGGCCTGCGAGTGCAAGAGCTTGAAGTACAGACCCAGTTATCCAGTTGGCAGGGAATGGTTCAGATGGAACATCGTTTCATACGTCGCGAAGCTAATCCTTGCTCGCAGCATTGCTCCAGTGTGCGAGAGACGATTCCCAGCACTTCTGCCAGTGATCGGCAGGCTAGTCCAGTAGTGTATTCTTGATATAGGCCCAAAGAGGCCAAGGGGGATAAGTCATGGCGAACTACGCGCAGTCGGGGAATCGATGGACGGCAATCTACGTGCTGAGGCCGATCAGGGGGCAGGAGAAGACAGAGTACATGAAGCTGCCCTACGAGCTATGCCGCTTCAATGTTGACACGGATTCTGGGGCAAGGGAGGTAATTGTTCCAGACGGTGATCAGTCTACGGCTGCTACAGCAGAGGCAAGGATCTACGAGAAGATCTGGTTCGTTGACCAGACTCCATTCGTGGCCAAGGTTTCATTCGGTTTGTACGAGTGAATATCGAGGATCTCCTGATACGAGAGGAGGGCTTTAGCTCTTCTGCGTATCAGGATCATCTTGGTTTCTGGACCATCGGGTACGGCAAGCTGATAGATGAGCGAAAGGGTGGTGGGATTACCGAGAGGCAGGCTCTAGTACTCCTACGCGACGAGATCGCGGAGAAGCGCCAAGAGTTGACCGATAGGATGGGCTGGTGGTTGACGCTGGACGAGGCGCGGCAGACCGTACTCCTATCGATGGCCTTCCAGATGGGCGTGTCTGGGGTCATAGGATTCAAGAACACGCTGGCCGCACTCAAGGCAGGCGACTTCGTCAAGGCCGCCAAGGGCATTCGCGGTTCCAAGTGGGCGCAGCAGACGCCCGGCAGGGCCGAGAGGATGGCAAAGGCCATCGAGACTGGAGAGTTGGTATGAAGAGGATTCTACTGGCCGTACTCATGGCGACCTTATTCATGGGGGCCAAAGGATGTTCGGACTGCGAAAAGAAGACGGCGATTGCTGTAGGCCTTTGCCAGGCGCAGCCTGAATCGCAGGCATGCAAGGACGCTCAGGCTGACGCTGATAAGGCATGCGCACCCGACCCAGAGCCAACACCAAAGCCTACTCCAACACCTACCCCGACACCTACCCCGACACCTACCCCGACACCTACTCCGACACCTACTCCGACACCTACTCCGACACCTACTCCGACACCTGCGCCCGCTTGCGTGAAGGAGGCGAATCTGGAGGTGACCGTACCGCAACTCTTGCCTGAGCTTCGGGCCATCGTGGTCGCGGAGATCAAGGCGATGGGTGACACCACGGGCCAGCCGCCTGCCACCACGCTTGAGGCGCTCGCGGAGCGGCTCCGTGTGATCGGGCTGTGCGCCATCGCGGGGCAAGAGGCCGTGTTTGTGCAGCGCACCGACAGCAAGTTTGAAGAGTACCACGCTGTCTTCTTTGGCACCGGGGCGCTCATCGAGACGGGCAAGTTCATGGGTACGCACTTCGACAAGACGGGAGGGAGCGTCACGCCCCCGCCAGTTAGTGATGCCTGCCCAGCCAACCCATGCCCAGATCGGGTTTGGACAGCCGAGACGTTGCCTGATGGTTGGGGCCAAGATGCTATCGGAACCGCCCGGTGGGGCTGGTCCGCGAAGGTCCACACGATGGGCAACTGTGACAGCACGCCACAGGTGCGCCGCAACGAGCCCTACTGTGCAAGCATCGGCCTGTCTCCTCGCGGCGATGGGATGCTCTGGGCTGACTGCCCGATGCGGCGCGAGGGCGATCCCAATCGCGAACTGGTCGAGAACTGGGTGCTGCGTGGTGGCCCCGTTCGCGATTCGCGCAACGGGCAGGACTGCACTCCCAACAACACGGATAACCCGTTTGCCTTCCTGGCAGGAACAGGCAACTGCCGCATTTGTGACACGCCGAAGCTGACGTGCAGTGAGTGGTTCTAATGGGCATGTTTGATCCAGCAGCAGTTAATAGGCAAATCGACGCAGTAGTTGCGTCAGTCCCCGCTGGCAAGAAGGTGCTAGTGCTTGCTGACGGTCAGCTTTCATTGAAGACACTCAGGGCCGCGATAGTTATCAGGATTTCCGATAACGTTGGCGGCTACGTACGCGTATCGAAGTCTCCAGGCCAAAAGCTAGACGGAGACTTCGGAGTCAGCGCCAGCTTCTTGCTAGACAACACATCTGATGAATTCGACTATGAGGACGCGGT